CTGCTCCCAATATTAGGTCATCTATATCATAATATCCAGACAGTGTAGTTGTGTTTGAAGCGTCAGGAAAAGGTCGAAAGATTGCAGGGGCAAACCACTCGGGAGTACTCTGATCAACACTTCCAAGCTGCTCCCCATACAAAGTTCGAAGATACTTTAAATCCCCAGCAGGTTTTAACTCAATAAGCCCGTCAACAGAGTTTCCAGCCCAGACATTATGAACAGCCCTAAGCCCTGCAACGTACACTTTGATAGTTCCAGCGGCCACCTTCTGAATATACTTCGCCTGAACAATACCAGTATTCTGAAGACGATCAAGATGTCGCTGCCCAGCATTGATAAAGAAATCAGCACCGTTGTCTGTAAGATCTTCGTTAATAAGATCATATCGTCCAGACTGTTCTGCAAACATCTTTCTAAGTAAGTAGTACTCCATAACATCACCTCTGTTCATTTTTTGAACATAGGGCGGATGGGCTTTTTAGTTCCCATCCAACCCTATGCCGCCGCTACCTGGAGGAACTACGGCTAGGCTGTGTGATTTAAACCGATACCATTCAGAAACGCTGCCGTGTACGGATGATGATACTCAAGACCACATTCCGTAAGAAACTCTTCCTGAGTTCCATCAATACGCCCACCATTCGTGCCAGGGGCTGCCTGACCTTTCTCGCCTTCGCCGTAGAAGTTCGTGTCGTCAATGTAGCGATAGACACAATTCTCCGGCTCGAAGATCAACATCGAGTTGCGCAGGGTGCTCTCAATGTTGAACAGTGGATGAGTTTTGAGATAGATAACACCCATCGGAGTTACCCATTCCGTGACGTTAATCCCATAGGCCTTCGTCGCTGCAGTCATAGTGAAGTGGCTATTGGCCTGTGCCAACTTATTGATACCAAGCAGGGCACCAGTTCCACAGATCGCCAATTTCTCCTGCCGACCATATCGGAAGACCTGCTCTAGATAGTTGGCCAGGAACTCATCCCCACCACCATCATCCAACCAGTTCTTACCATGATAGGTCGCGTTCAGCTGAAAGTCGGAGACGTTATCAGCGTTATTGGTACGCAGGCAGGTAATCAAGCCTTCCGTCGTACGCTCTTTCTTCCCATTATCCCCGGTGCCTTCATAAGGAATACCGAACAGGAAGGCTTTTTCCATCTCGATGCCGTGGAGTTCCAATGCCTCCCGTTTCATTTCCCTATAAGCCTCACCAGTACGCAACTTGGTACGCCGAGCAGTACGCGTAATACTCAGCGGTGTACGGAAGATTTGCGTATAGTTATACAGCTTATCAGGGTCATAAGACACTCCACCAGGCATCGGCGCGCCTTCAGCATTGATAGAACCAATAACCATAACCTTGTCGCAGTCAGACAGATCATGACTATAGGAGCTGTTATCATCCGCTTCCAACAGCTTAACACCAATACTCGATGCCGAGCCATTGCTAGTCACTGCAATAACCTTCCCAACCACATCCACTGTGAAGTCGCTCTCATCCCGCATAACAACCGTATGACCAACACGAAAATGGATGATGTCAGCTGCGACCATCTTGAGGTACAGTAACGAGCCGAGCACACCACCTGACGTATAAGCCGCAGTCAGACCAGAGTCCGTATACACACCAGTGACAGCTGCTGCCTGGGAAGGCAACAGTTTCGTCCACCAGTAATACTGCGGGTCATCTGTCTTCTCCGACTTCATCTTGCTCATAATAGCCGTGAGGGGCATACTTCCATTGGGATACAGAAAGAGCATCGTCTCTCTCCAATTCTTCGGGCGCTGATCAGCAACCCAATCACCAGTTCCACGCATTCCAAGAAATCCAGACATATTATATCCTCCTTATTCAGGCCAGTTAAAAGTTTAAGGTACGCTTTACAACGTACCAAATTTCCAAGGCTTTTGAACCATCCAAGGTACTTGCCGGAGTATACGTTCCATATGTCCTATTGACATTTGCAGTAGTAACCGCAACATCAACAGCATTGAAACGCTCCTTTACCACTTCAAACAGCTGACAATCAGTTCCCATCGGGAGGCCGATCTTTGCGCCAAGACCAATGGCCAAAGTGTCAGTGCCAGACAAGGTTCCGGTAACTCCCCACACATGAACTTCATCCACACGCAGGAAGGGGACATTACCAGTTACCGTCCCGGAAGTGCCCAGCAGGGTAAGGAGTTCGCTGGTAGGAAGCCCGGTCATACCAATACCACAAATCCTTACATTTCCGCCAGTCAGTCCATCAACCACCTGGGTCAGAACGATATTTCGCGGATGCTCAATACGAGCCGCAACGGCAACAAGACCAGTGGTTCCACCACCGCCTGCATTCGTCAACACAGCACCATCGGCCTCCTCAGCCTCAGCATACCCGGTCATATCATCAATGTCCTCAGCTGCCATAAGGTTATCCGTCTCGGCCAAGAGGATTCCAGCATCATAGATAACCTGCCGCAGATCATAAATTACTTTCGGTTCACTCATTTTGTGATCTCCTTTTTCTCAACAAACCTCTCAAACAAGGGAATATCCTCAGTTGAAAGATTATTAGATGTATTCAACTTAGAAAACGCTTCTGCGATAATATCAAAAGCTTTCTCTCCAACTTCAATCTCTGCTTTGTATTCCGTATTATCCCAAAGCATCTTATCGTTCTCAACTCGTATATTATATTCTTTGATCTCTTCCTCTGTAAAACTTAATTTATGTTTAAGATCAGTCAGAATCCTAAGAGTTGCGATATTACCCTTCTCAGGAAGAGTTCGAAGAATCAACAATCGGTCAAGTATAGATAACAACATAATAATCTCCTTTAATTAAAAGTCAGCCACGCCAATAAGATAAAAGTCAGTAGTATCATATCGGCACTTAATTTTATACGTTGCCGCTGCAGGTAGGTTGGTTGTATCAGCCACAATCGCCCCAGGAGCCGCCCCAAAATCAAGAAAGTAATCCCAAGTGCCTGCAGATGGAGTAGGAATAGCAATCATACTACATGCGCCAGTATGAGTCCCACCAAGATTTGCAGACAGTGCAAGGGCGGAAATAATAGCAGCAGTCCCTGCAACAGCAGTTGCAGGAAGATCAACTCTCCCCCAAAGGGCAGCTGCGACTGACTGTTGTGCACGCCTACCACCAATCAGAGTCTTCCCAGCCGCAACTTCAAGATACCCACAGAGGCCGGCAAGGTTACCATTAATGGTCAGGTTAGCTCCAATCTTTACCTGCCCAACATGACCACTCATTGTCTGATCAGTCTGATCAGTATCAGCAGTCGCAAAAAGGAAACGAGAGATACTTACTCTCTTCTCTCCAGCTGCCAACTTAGCCCCACCATCATCGCCATATACTCTAAAGGCTGCAGTGTTTGCTGCTGATATAACAACACCACTTCCAGCAGCGGCTGATGCAAAGACGCCTACACTCAGATTACCCTTGGTCAGGGCAAGACTTCCACCAGTGTTAATAGTAACACTAGGTGTAATTGTAATACCTGGTGTTGACGAGTCGAACACCAACATATCTGTGGTGCCTCGCCTAATACTCAACGCATCAGCAACAGAATCCTTAAGAGTAATTGTATAAGATCCTGTGACTTGCCTTGAGAGATTAAGGTCAGTAATCTCTAACAACGCTACGGATTTTCTTCTGGCAAAATCGTAAAGCCACTTATCTAAACTAGCCATTTTACACTCCTATGTTCATTTAATGAACGAAGGTTATGATATAATATCTAAAATCTGTTTCTCCTGCCCACTCAGATTTCCATCTGTTGCGGCAGGACCTCTCCTTGCTCCACCACCTCCAGGAACAAATCCTGGATTTGCAGGTACAGTACGGGCCGAAGGCTGTTGGCCATTCTGAGGAGGAGCACCTGCATTGTTTGGCGGAGGAGGTGCATTCTCAGCTCTCCTCGCCAGCCTCAATCTTTCGCGGACTACTTTCTCTGTCTCCTGTAAGACCTGTGTAAGATTCCAATCAGGATGAGCGGAAGTAACCTCGTTTGAAACAAAACCTACATACTGCTTGTGCGGCTCTAAGTCTGCATTATCAGTATAGAAGTCCCGTACAGCAGTTGTCATAGACACCTGTTGATTAACAATCTGTGATGCGACTGAGGGCATAAGACGAAGGCTCTGCTCCACAGCCGTTCTTGCAACACTTGTAAGAAGCGCATTGAATGCGTTATGATCTTTAAGAACAGCATCAAAGGTCTCTTCATCTGGAAGGAAGCCAAGAACCTGTTTGGCCGCTTCCTGCTGCTGCCTCTGCTGCTCAGCCTGCTGTTCAGGCGTAGGTTGCACAGGAGGCTTACCTCCAACGACCGTACCAGCCACCTCATTTAGGCGCGCAATCAACTCAGCATTCATACGCTTAAGCTGTTCCAACTCAGTCTCCTGAACAGGTGGTGCTGCTGGAGGAGGAGTAGGAGGTTGACCTTCAACTGGCGGAGTTACCTGAGCAGGCGGCTCCTGAGCCGGAGGAGGTGTTACCTCTTGGGCTTGGACTTGTGGTTCGGGGACTGTAGGCTCTTGTTGACTTGGCGCTTCCTGGCTCCGTTCTTGCCCTTCTTCGACATGAGTAGTTACCTCCAATTGTGTCTGTGTCTCTTGGTTAGCTTCCTGCACAGCCTGTGAGTTATCAACAGACGGTACATAATCAGAGATTATATCATTAATCTCCATCTCTTGTTTCTTCTCAAATGTTTCTTCTGGCATATTATTTCTCCCGTACTTTCTCCAGGTTTTCGTTAATCTCCCTGAGTATATCTTCTGGTAATGCCAAGATAAACTCAGCCATCGCCTTACGACCTTGCTGCTTCGCCAACTTACCAGGCTCCACAAAAGGATCGGTTTCTGAAAGGTCGCTAATCAGACCTTGTATTGTCTCCTCAACAGTTTTTACTATCTCTTTCCAGATAGGATTGCTTATAAAACTATCATAATCAGACTTATACACTTCATCCTCCTAATGGTATCAAATTCCCTTGCTGTACTTGGTTATCAATCTGAGGTTGAGTCTGTACTGTTGTGGTAACAGGTGGTATAGGCCCCTGATTTAGTACAAACTCATTAATATCCTTAGCCCCCATCAATCTGGCTATATGCTTAAAGATTCGTACCATGTCGAAGTTTTGATATAGAGTAGGTTGTTGAACCATAATCCTATATACCTCAATCCACCCTTCAACATCACCACCAGTTGCCGTTGACCCATCTCTTACAACAACATCATAGTCTATAATAATATCAAGAGGAGATACCTTTATGCGTCCATTAGCAGCATTAGGATACTCCTGCAATAAGACATCTTTCCATGTTCCAGATGCTTTTACATATAACTCCTCAGACATAAGCTGCTGTGTATGAACTGCAAACATATAGCCAATATCCTGCATGGCTTGTATACTTGCAATCTTCGCTGCTTTTGTAAGACGGGACAATGCAGATTGACGAGTACTCTTATCCTCCTGTGCAGTGACTCTCTCACCGCTCTTCCTTATCATACCAGACACAGAATCAGTAGCAGCACTGGTTCGTTGCATATACTCAATAATCGAAGCAGCATCACCAATATGCGTTCTTGTTATATCGGTAACCTGAAGCTGCTTAACCGCATTTTCAA